GAATAGACCTTCTGTAGATGTAGACTTCAGCGTAGCTGGTCTTCAACTCGCTACAAATCATGCAGCGCGTATGATTGACAATATGGGTTTTCCAATTAGACTGCGGTGGGAGAATCTTATCACGCCTCCAGAACTTCGCTTTCTAGTTAGAGAAATCCTTGGCTCTCCAGGAAAACCTTACACAGCAGATAATACAATCAACTCTCTTTTGCCGGAAGACTACAAAAACCTTGAAATTCCTTGGTTGAATAGTCCTTCCAATTGGTATCTAGTCGCAGCGAAGAGTGATCACTCACTTCGTGTCTATCATCGTGAAAGACCTAGCACAGACTTCGATGATGACTTCGACACAGATGCTATTAAGCAGAAGACAAGACTACGTATGAGCGCTGGAGCAACACGTTGGCAAGGAGTATGGGGCAGTATGGGCCCATGATCCCTGCCACAGCTAGTTATAAGTAATTTGATAACACTAGCTGGCATGGTGTGTGGCGAGGAAAAAAGGGCTTGACAGGTGCATTGGAAGGTGTTACCCTTGCCTTAGAGGTGAGGGCAAATGCCGAATACAGAATTGAAACATTGTCCTATCTGTAAGAAGGACAAAACTCTAGATGCTTTTCAACAGTATCCAGACGGTAGGATACGGAAACATGTTTGCAAAGCCTGTTATGGTCTAAAGTATAGATCATCAATTAGGCTTGAGGCTATTCTAGCACTTGGTAGTAAATGTGCTTGTTGTGGTGAGGATCATCCTATGTTTCTATGTCTTGACCATATCAGTAATGATGGTGGAGAGCATAGAGCACAGTATACCTCGTCCAACAACTCTTTAATCTATGCAGATGCTAGAAAAGAAGGTTGGCCGGAGGATAAGTATCAGTTGCTTTGTTATAACTGTAACTCGGCAAAGCAATATAATGGTATTTGTCCACATCAAGAGGGATTAACTGCTGAAGATGCTCTTGCAGAAATGCGAGGCAATATCTTTAAAACAGGTAAAACTCTTCAGAACATGAATCTTGAGCCTCTTAAATTAGGACCAAAAGTTCAACATAAGAGAGCGCTCGATCCTATGGAAATGGCTTTGCATTTGTTTAGCAAACTTTCTCCAGAGGATGTTAAAAATCTTATGGAGAGATTTAAGGCTCAAGGTCCGTAGAGCTGGTGGGCTAGTCTCTCGGAGCGGCGGAAGTTACAGTTCCTGCTCCCTGCTCTTCCGCCGTTATTTTCTTATGACTGATATCGCTGGCCTAAAACGAAGCTTCCTAATAGGACCTTGGCATTACTGTGCTCGTTGTGATAGAAAGACACACATTTCCGAAATGTCTTGGCAAAGAGGACTTCTTCTTTGTGATAGATACTGCATTGATAAAGAATTGCTCGGGGAAAGGGATATTCGTATTGCGAATGTTTTAGGAGATGGAAAAGAAGAGTACGCTCCTGTAGAGAAACTTCGTAATCCAGACACCTTTATGGAAGAAGAGGATTTCATCCTTTAGGAGATTAAGATGCCGAATACCGATCAATGGTGGTCTGGTGATACTCCATTCCCAGATCAAGAAATTTTTGTAGGAGCAACTGAATTTAAAGACTTAGCCGGAGTTGCAACTTTCGCTTCTGCTGGAGCAGGGCTTCTTACTCTAAATCTTGCTTCAACAGCGGCAGGAAACTTCTTTGCTAATATAACCGCTATGTTGAAAAGAACTGGTGTATTTGCTACTCCAGCAGTTCAACAGCAGCAATTCGGAACTTCATCCTCTTTGCCTGGACCAATTGGAAGTTTGCCTAATACTTCTGATCCAGAAGGTATTAGAGGCTATCCTCCATTTACCGCCGCGAGTCTTCCAACTTTAGTCGGTCCTGCAAGGGGAGCTGTTCCAAAAGGAGTAATGATTAACTCTGTTGATATTGTAGCTGGTATTAACACAGTTAATGCTTCTTTAGCTCAGATAGGTCTTACAGCTACAAATTTTGTCAACGCTGTTGCTCCTAATGTAATTAATATCATTACTCTCGGAGCAAACGGCATTCCAGTAGCCTTTAATGCACAGCCTACAAGATTCAACATCCCTTCAACTATCACTCCGTATTTTACAGTTTTGGCAGATACAGAAGTAATTCTGAATGTGAAGCTGACTGCCGGATCAGGTGGTACGGTTAATTTTTATGGCTGTGTTATAAAAGCTAGCTTTAACTTCAACTAGGAGGAATTATGCCAATTCCAGGTACTAATGATTACTCAGGAAGGATTCTGAGACTAGTTACTACCGGCACGATTCCTCTTGCAAACTTTAAAGTGAAAGGTGGTCTATGGACAGGAGGAACTGCCGCTGATATTTTCTCCATAGTGGACGAAGCTGGAAGACAGTATGACTGGGTATTTCCTACAGCCGGAAACGTTTCAATCTCTGAAATGGGTTGGTTGTCTGGTCCTGTCACTGTTACTGCTTTACCTCATGGAGAAGTACTTCTCTATCTCGGTACGGGTAAATAGCTTCCCTGAGCAGGGAATTTAGGAAGCATTTATGGGACATATTAAGACTCAAAAACAGGATAATAATACTATTCTGTTTGAATGTATCTACGGGGGAGTAGAAGCTCCATTCGGAGGAATTGATGCTTCGAAGCCTCCTAGATATATTGATCCTAGATGTTTCGCAGATGCTTCCAATTTTTTGATTGTAGATAATGAACTATGCGTAGCTACACTAGTCTCGGCAAACTTTCCCTCTAACGGACTTACTTATCCATACGCTGTTACTCTAACTCCAAGTATTACTGATCCTGCCGACTTAATAGGCGTAGGAACTCTGCCATGTGAAGGAATAGTGAAGAATTGGGCACTCTACTGTTCTAGTGCAATTAATTCAGGAGGATATTATACTTACCGTCTTATTCTGTGGACCAATGATACATCTACAGTAGAGTCACACGACTTTCAAGTTCATGCCGATACAGTACCAATCGCCGGACAACAAGCTACAGCTACTCTTACTGTATCTTGGAAAGGTGCTCCAGTAGTTCCTACTCTTCCAAATTCTAGTACTCCTACTCCTTGGATTTCTTCACCTGCTTCTCCTCCTTATACACCTGGACCTCCTTCTGGACCTGGAGTTGATGGTCTTATTTACGAAGTAGATTATTGGAATGTAGGTATAAACGCTCCAACAGGATACGCTTCTAACTTTCTTACTAACTTCTATGCATATTATCCTCCTAGCTCTGGAACAGGACCAACACATCCTCCTACAATAACGGACTTAATCACTCCTTTAATATCTGACATTAACGGTTGGTCTAATGCTCCATTTAAAGCTACTGCTGGACCAGGACCGAATCAAATAACTCTTACGGCATTTACACAATCTGGCTTAACATCTGTAGATGGTGCGGCAGGTAATAGCATTACTCTAGATGGTACTCAACCGTATGTTGGAGGATTTGGCTGGTATACTGCTCCTGCCGCTTCGTTATTTCATAACGGAGCTTTTACAACTACGTCTACTTCTGGTTTTTATCAGCCTCCAAATCCTTTCACAATTCCGGCATTTCTAATATCTAGCACTCCTTTCACTGGAGGAAGAGACGCTGGCTCTTATGTAAATAAACCTATTCAAAATTTGACTTGGGAGACTATAGGAGATCAACTATTTTTAGCTGGCTGGCCGGCTGGATACATGTTGCAGTATAGTAATACGTTTAAAAGTTTTACGTATTTGACTCAATACGAAGGAGCGAGAGTTCTAAAGAAGTTCATGGGTCATCTAATTTCGGTGGGAGTTATAGATGGCGTCGGAACTTTAGCTAGCGGTCCTACTCTTGATCCGCATTTAATATTCTCTTGGAGTGCTGAAGGTAATTACTATGAGTGGAATCCGCTAGATGCTACGTCTTTAGTAACTGGTGCAGGATTCTCGCAGTTAGCAGACATTAGCGACATGCTAACAGGCTTAGTCATTGCTAATTCTGTGGCATTCATACTTCGTGCCGAAGGATTGAGTTACGCGCAGGTTCAAACATCTGCATCTTTACCTTTTGAGTTTAATCATGTTGACTTGACAAAAGAAGGACAAGGCTGTCCTTCTACATCTCTCTGGACTCAATTTGATCAACTAGGATTTTACGTAGGATCTTCTAATGTTTTTGTCTTATCACAAAGTCCTCAAGCAGTAGGAGATAAGATTCTTAAAAAACTTTACCCTGATTTAGTATTGGCATCTAACTACCCTAACCCGCCGGGATTTCAAGATTCTGCATACAATGACACTAACGTAGAGCCTCTGACTATCCTTATTAATCAAAGACCTATAACGTTCTTTAGCGTAAACATTAATGGAACATTATATGTCTTTAGTCCACAAGACGGTGCTTGGATGAAGCTTAATACCTTACCTGCATATCCTGTATGGAGTGGAGTAGGAAAGGGAGTTACGTATAATATAATGAAATGTATCTCCTTGCCGACAGATGGCATAATGGGATATGGAGGATCATTTCAATACAAATCTTCCTATATGTATATTCAGCAGGTTCAAAGAACAGGACTAAGCTTTGCGCTTCAAGCTCCTCTTTTGTATCAATTTGTACCTCAAGTATCTCCTCAACAAAGTTGTTATGTGACATTTCCGGCAGAAGAAATCTCTCATGGTAGAGATATAACCATAGATGCTGTTTACGCGACTGTATCAGGTATTCCTGGCGTAGTTGTAAATATGTATGTCTCTGGCTGGCAGCGTGACCAACAGGGAGTATCTTCTTATGTTTCAAATGTCTTTATAGGTCAAATAACCTTAGACGCAAACGCCGATCCTAGACAGTATGAAGAGTATCAATTTTTCAACATTGACGGCAGTGCTATAACCTTAAAAGCTCCTCAACTTCAGATGTTTGTAAGTTCGCAAACACCTCCTACTTGGACTCCACCTATTACTGCTCCATATCCAGGTTATCCTTATGACTCAAATCCTCAATTTAAATGCTCTAAGATTTCAATGCTTGGATCATTTGATCCTAATCAGAGGCCAGCATGAAGACACTAAATCCTCAGCATATGCAAGCACGCATAACTACAGAGCATCTCCGTTGGGCACAAAGTGTCCACAAAGCTCTTGACGGAGGAGTGGACATGGGAGTACCTACGGGGAAGAACTCCGCTGGAGTTTATAATACCTTTGATACAGGAAACTCTAGCGGGGTTCTTATAAGAGTGGGAGCTGTAGGATCAACTGAGAAGTATAGTTGGAGTTCTAGTAGTACCGTAGACATAAAGCATAACTTAGCAAGGCAACCTATAGGATTTAAAATTGTAGACAAAGACAATACTGTAGATGTATGGCGAACTGCTTTACCTACAGCTACAGATATTCAACTTAAGACTTCTTCTAATATGGTAAATGTAACGCTCTACATCTTCTAGGAGCGCAGCTATGATTGTAAGTGATCTGTTTCCGGCAATGATAAGGCTTATGATGGGACGTACTCTATCAACTGCTTTTATGGCAGAATATGTCAGAAAAGGAGTTTTAGAGCTTACGGAAAACTATAAGTTTCCTAAAATGCAAGCTAATGGTCCTATAATTCAACTTATAGCAGGTCAAGCTAATTACCTTCCTACATACTTTCTTGATCCTACATCGGCAGCAGCAAATCTTGAAACGAATAAAGTTAACTCATTCTTCATTTACACAACCTACTATGGTACTCCTCCAGTTGGAGGAGGTGGTCCATCTGCAAATCCTATGGGGTCTTCAGGTTTTAATCTGAAGTTTAGAACTATTGATGTGATTGAAGTTCTTATAAATCAAATGGCATTACCTATTTATTGGACTAGATACGAGACTGAAACAGTACTTGCTCCTACACCGGATCAGACTTACTGGATTTATATGAGGTATCAGACTGAGCATCCTTTTCCGAATGCTGGCGTACCTTATAATCCTGCCGCACCTACAAATCCTTGGGCGGGAACAGATTTACTTCTTCTGCCGAATTCTTGGCAGGATATTCTAGAATACCAGTCTGCTATGCGTGCCGCGCAAGAGTTGAACTTATCTAGTAAAGTTAGTGAATTTCACACTAGACTTTATGGTGATGCGAAATTTCAGAAGAGTGGTGGAATTGAGGGTTCTCCGGGTCTTATTTTCCAAAGAACTTCTCAAGAAAATAGAGATCAGACAACGGCTAGAAAGAGCTTTAGGCTTAAAATGGGGAGTGTATAAT